ATAACCGTATGGGAAAACTATATCACCGGGATGGTCTTTGAATAGATGATAAGCAATTGGCCGGCCATATTGATTTAATTCAATTCCCATTTTGATAGCCCGGCCATCTTCAAAACGCTGATTATAATTATCATCTAAATGATCAGCCTCGATTAACTGCAAAGCATATTTATATTTATTATCAAAATTAAAAATACGTCTGATTATTACTTCGCCATCCCTTGCCATGCTGGTCATAATTTGGCTTTGTATATCCCTAAAGGAATAATTACTACTTACATCACAATTACCACGTTTAGAAAAATCTTTAAACGCCTCTTCTATTTTCGTTCTAGCTAAATCGTCCGGACCTTCATTTTTGCGATCCATAGCCATCGATTGCAATTTTATTCCTTCCCTTCCTATAACATTTGTTTTAACCATGCGCAAAAATTTTTTCATATATTCATTATCTCTTGATAATTGCCGGGACCTGGCACGTAATTTTTTTAAATCATGCCTTAATTCTGCATTGCCTGAATAATTCTGCGCGCTCCATGAGTGATATAAATCTCCTGTGTTTGCGCCATAAAAAACAGCGCGTTTATAATCTTTAGCACTTACAAAACCAAGTTTACGCATCAATTTTTTTATCAATTTTTAAAACCTTGTTCTAATTTTGTTCGGGTTGCCTAATCCTGCGGCTATATCTTCAGCATCTATAAGCGGTTGCAATTGTGATTCTAGCTTGTCAATCTGTCTTAATAGTGATTCCGGATTATGACGCGTTACTACTATGCCATTAGGCATGGTATAAGAAGCTACTTCCCCGGATATAATATTATCGTATGCGGTTTTTAAAGCTGCAATTCTGGTTTCTAGCTCTTCTTTAGTAGATGCCAAAAATAAACCCCCGACCTTTTTGCATTAATTTAATATGCTAAAATCAGGGGTTAATAATATTTTTATGGATTTTTTTTTAAAGAAATGTTGTTTTTATTGAATTTAGCTAAAATGGGTAATTAAAAATTTTCTTTTCCTTATATAAATTTTCTTTCCACATTATAAATATTTTATCTTCGCCAATTATTAACCCAACTACTTTTAGGTTTTATTTTTTTAGAAATTGTTTCGGATTCAGTTTCTTTATTTTTATTATTCAGCTCTGCCGATGCTTTTTCTATATTATTTTTCAGGGCTTCAAAATTAGGATTAAGTAAAGCAATAGCAGCCATATTCAAAACATTAATATCTAATACTTCATTTGCGTAAACTTTTTTCCATTTTCTAACTGCATAATTGCGTTGCATTTCTATATAAGGCACTTCCCCTACTATTTGTTTGAAATATTCCTCTGTATATCTCATCGGAAAGTGCATATATCCCGGTCCTGGTTTTTCTAAAACAAGACGGCTCATCAATGTCTCTTTACCTGTATCTGTTCCAAGCAAAAAGAAATTATATCCTTTTTTGGATCGGCTGTATTTTGTTATTAATGGCTGGCCCAGCGTCGGGCTACCTTTACACGCAAAATATCTTTTTCCTGCTTTTTGCATTTCATCGGCAAATGAATATACTTGATTCGTATAATGCCCGCCGGAATCATGGCACGTTATAATAACAGATAATTCAATTCCTGATTCATGTTTATATTTTTGCTCAAGTTTTTCTTTTATTTCTCGCCTGAAATCCGGCTGGTCCATAATGCCATATAAAACCCAATAGTCAACGCTCCAGCTTTCAAAGCCAAATCCCCAGGCTTTAACCTCACATTCAACTCTATTATCTTGCGTATCAATACCCGCTGTTAATACAAGCCCGCCTTTTGGTATATCGGCTTTATAATCTTCGCGTAGGTTAAGCCATAGATTATTATAACTTATTTTCGGCTGTACTTCCTCAAACGTTTCCCCAAGTGTTGTATTTACAAAAACCTGCATTTTTGATTTCTCCCCTTTGGATGCCAGGAATTTTCTTACAATATTTTCCAATGTTACAAATGGGCTATAAGCAGTCCATATATGAAAACCCGCCATTCCTGGCCTTTTACTTTTTGTTGTTGCCCGCCATTGACCTTTAGCTATAGCATCCCAACGCTGCAAGTCATTCCATTTTTTACCGCATTTATTGCATACATAATGCGTCGTTTCGGGCTTATGTTCCGGCTTGCTTTCCCAACGTATATTGTGAAAATATAATAATTGGTATTTACCGCAATACGGGCAAGGTACAAAATATTTACGTTGATCGGTTTCCTGATAATAGGCATCAATCCGGCTCATATCTTTTATAGTCGGTGTTGAAGTCATAAGAATAGTTTTATTTAAAAAAGTTTCAGTTCTTTTTATTACCAGCTCAACCGGATCACCTTCCTTTTTTATTGTTACAGGGTAGCGGTCAATTTCATCAAGGTATAAATCCCGAATCGGCCTGGATGCCAGGGAAGCTGGCGAATTAGCTCCGGATATAGTAACATGCCCGCCCGGGAATGCTTTATGCAGCATGGTATTTTTTGAATCTTTGGATTTTGATATTTTCACTTTGCCTTGTAAGCAAGGCGTATCGCGTAACATCGGCGCAAGCCTATCTTTTGAAAAATCTTCAGCCATTGGCCTAACGGTAGGTTGCACTATCATAATAGGGCAAGGATCAACGTCAATTCTGTAACCTAAAAGATTTAGAATCAATTCTGTTTTTCCGATCTGCGCCGATGATTTTATTACTATAATATATATATCGGGATCCGTCATAGCATCCATAATACCGCGTTGATATGGCGCTCTATTTGTATTCCACTGTCCAGGTTCCGCCGATGCTTCCGGCGATAATATACGTTTATTATCCGCCCATTCGCTTACGGTAATATCCGGCGCCGGCATTAATGCGGGCATTATATATGCTGCAAAATTCATTTTTAAAATAATTTCCTTTGTTTATTTAATTCTCTTTTAATTTTCCTCAAATCATCCAAAAATCTAAGGCATAGTAAATATTTCGTACTGTCAATGGGACTGTAATTCTTGGCTTCCTATTCCCATTTTTTTATTAATTGGTTAATCATAATAAATTATTTATCCTTCATTAATTCTGGATTTTCATATACATTACCGATGATTTCTAAATCACATTTTTTATTTTTATAATTATAAAAATCAGCTATTTGTTCTTCCCAATCCCAAATTAGGCCATCCCAAAAATATAAACAATACATGGCTCTTTCATTGTCCCATTCTAATGTATATATAACACCCCCATTCGTTAATATATCTCCTTCATAAATTTCTTTTCCGTTACAGTCTTTTAATCCTGTGTATTGCATGAGAATAATATCGTACGTAGGATATTTTTTGAAAAATTCACTTAAATATAATATATTAAAATCAGAATGGAGAACAGGTTTAAATTCATATTCCATAATTCCGTTAGTTTTATTCCAAGCCCTAAATTTAATTTCTCTCATTTTAAACCCCTTTGATTAATTGGTTAATCATAATTCCTCCAATCTCTTGCGCCAATCTGCCAGTTGCTTGAGCCGTATTTTTCGCCAGTGTCTGGTTGGGCGATCTCTTAAGTTTCCAACACCAAAATCATCTTTTTTACAATATGGGCGAGCAAATTCATGGCAATATTTGCCCTCAAAAATTACCCACAAACAAGTATTGCAATCATCGGCAACCTTGCAAAATAAACAATAACCAAGATGAACTTCTCCCCTATAATGTTTCTCCATTAAATCAATGGCATTCAACCATTCTTGTTTTTCCTTCTTTGTCATAAATAGCAATCCCCTCTATTTTGATACATCTTATCCCTTTTGGAATTATTTTTGAATGCGTAGTAATAAATCATAATCCGGCATATACTGCGCACAGATAGGGGTTAAAAATAAAGTAATTGTTAATACCTTATTTGTACACTTGTAAAATAATAAGCTTAAAATCAAAATGATAAAATTTTTCATAACTCTTTTACCTCCGCTAATTCTTTTAATAAACGTTTTATTTCCTTTTCTAATAATGCTTTGATTTTATTAGGCGATCGATGACCGGCAAGTCGCGGCGCTATCTTTATCGGCAAATCTAAAAACCGCCTTTTTATAAGTGATAATGCTTCGCTATAAACGCGCTGCGCTTCCACTATTTCAATTAATTGTTTTGATTTTTTCTTAAATTCTAAATCTGCAATTTTAGCTAGGCTTTCCTCACGTTTAGTTTTGGCTTTGATATATGCCGACGGATCCGCGGACTTACCTGGCGCATAAACCTGGCGATTGCTTTCAAGAATCTCTTTGCATTTCTTATAATCAAGACGGCCATTTTTATTCTGTGCAATTATGCCTTTTTTAAGAAGCGCATTTACTCGGCCTGGTGTTATATTCATACGCCGGGCAAATTCAGATTTTGTAATCAATTCTATTTTATTATTTTTTATTTTCATCATTTATAATTTTATCATATAATTCATGTAATCTAATTCTTAAATCATTTTCAGATACCCATTTTAAGTCAAGCATACAAAGTAAACAATCAATTATATCAATTAATTCAATTATTTCATTTTTATAATTTTTCATTTTACTCATCCTTTCAAGAAGTTTCACAATTATTAATTGGTTCCATTATCAATTTTTTCTATTAATTCACAAATTAGCTTTAGTATTTTCCATTGTTCTATACTATAAGGTTTTTCCCAATCATAAATGACATTATTAAATTCCCCATCCATAAATTCAATTATAATTTGTGATTCATGTGGCTCTAAATCTTTTATAAGATCAATTGGCAAGCTAGATAAATCATAATGATACCTAATTGTTTTTTTAATTAAATTCATTATTTGTACCCTTTTAAAAATTATTAAACTACAGTTTTTTTGTGCTCGGTCGTAAC